ATTTATATTGACGGATTAGATTTTGAAGAACATAATCAAACTTTCCAATCAATTTCATTAGTATTTCGAAACCATCTTTAACTCCGAAACAAACAGATATCGCCCTGTAAGTTTGGAAGACAGAAACTGGCATATCTAAGTTTCTGTAAAATCTCGAAGGCACGCAAATGTGAGAAACGAACCAAGCCTCTGATTGGGTAGGTTCATTCTTAATGTTCCATTTGAAGCCAAGAAAATCAATAAATTGATCATTTCTAACTTTTGAAGTTTTTTCAATGTTGATTTTCATGCCAAAACGATCTAATAAGCCAGTTAAGTAAGCTAAACTGAAGTAATCAGCGCTAACTAGACCATCATCGCCAGCGAAAGTACCTAACTCGCCTAAAGTTTTTTTAAAGCCAGTCTTTTCGATGAAGGCATAATTAAAAATCATCCTATTAACAAAAGTACCAAAGAGCGCCGTTAGTAATGAACCTGATGACACACCTTTCTTCTTGAACTGAACTTGTGTAGAGCCAGAACAATAAGGGGTGTAAAGGTTGTACAATACTAGGTTGTATACGTTATCTAAGAATTCTTTCGAATAAGAACCTTTCCTTTGTATTACAGCAAGAAAAATAGCCCAGAAGTAAGAAGGTACTGAACGATCAAACCCCGAGAAGTCCAGACAAAAGACCTCATTACAACTGGATCTAAAATAACCGATAATATCTGAAGATATAGACAACTTTGTTTTGCCTAAGCAATGGTATCTATAACCAGGTCTTTTAGATAGATCAAAAACTTTCTTGTATAATGTACCAAAAAAGACTTTCTCTAAAAGAGTAATCATGAAAGGATAACCCCAGACAACTCTAGTTTTACATTTATTAGATAATAAATCTTGAGAAAGTTTGACTGTATATCTATGATAGATAGTACAAGGCAAACGTAATAAAGTGTCAATACTAGGATTAGATAAATAACTTCGACAGTCATTAATAGTCATCTCTCTAGTAATAGGATCACCTTTCTTCTTATAGTAAGGAAAGCTCGTCGATGTTTGATTTGGTAAGTCAAGTATTGCTTCCTCGAACGATAGTTTATCCTCTGATAAAGTAAGATCCATCTCATTGGCTGTGATGATCGCCGCAGATAAAAGGTTGTCGAGATTGACACCTTTCCAAGAGAAGTTCTTAAATGAGTAAGCGGTAAAAACCTTTCTATCCTCATCGATCATATCAGACTTCGTTATATCGAGGTTAAGATTAATATTCTTTTTTAGCGATTTCGAACAGAACTCGACAAACTTTGAAAAAGGTTTGGGTGGAGTAAATCTGTTCAAAGATGCACCTAAAGCAGGATACTTGCTGGAACTAAGATTGACATCCGGAAAAGAGGAAAACTTACTTAGCCTCGAATTATACATAAAGAATAAATCTTTAGTAGTAGTTAATTCTAAAGTAACCATTGATAGTAAGATGTGTTGTGTCATGACACGTTTGTATTGAATTTTAGCATTCAAGAAGCTGGGAATAGAATACACTGACAACAACTGCAGTAGTAGTAGTACTACCTGTCTTCTAACTAGTGAAACTAATTAAAATAAATAAAATTTTAAAAATTTTAAAAATTTTAAAAACAATAAAAAAA